TCTTGTCACCAGTTCCCTGGTTAGGGAGACGACCGAAACGGTATCTCAGAACTATGGGTATAAATTTGGACAGGAAGAAGAGACATATAATATTGTCGCTGCTCACGGGTACTTCGGACGATTGATTTTTCAATATGCATCTTTCAACAATTCTCGCAGCCTTCACTTCTTTCTTGCTGCTTGGCCCGTTGTTGGGATTTGGTTTACCGCTTTGGGTGTATCCACAATGGCATTCAATCTCAATGGGTTCAACTTCAATCAGTCAATCGTTCATGGTGGACATGTCGTTAACACCTGGGCTGACATCCTTAATCGGGCTGGCTTAGGCATGGAAGTCATGCATGAGCGTAATGCACATAACTTTCCACTTGATTTAGCAGCTGCATCTACCACACAGGTAGCACTGACTGCACCATCTATTGGTTAATTAAAAAGTCCGTTCATCCCGCAAGGGACGCATGACATGAGGTGACATGGAACGGGGTCCCTCAGTTCTCTATTGGAGGATATTATGCCAAACGTTGAAGTACGTCAGCGTGTGCGTGAGCAGGCCAAAGCTATTAAAGAGCAGAAGCTTGTCTATCGCGGTGTGGCTTACCTTAAAAGCCGCTAAGTAGTTCTGTCATTGGGAGGTGCAAATCCTCCCTTAGCAATTGGCTGAGGCCGGTACGCCGATACCCTTAGCCGTCTAGACGGTGGGAATAGACCACAAAAAAATTTCTCAAACGTTTGGGAGTAAGGATACATCTAATTAACTTTATTCCAAAAAAATGGCACAACAGTCTTCTGACTTGACCACTAACCTAACAAGGCCTGGTCAATCTAATTCTGCTGGTGACGCCCGCGCTCTCTATCTGAAGTTGTTCAGTGGAGAAATGTTTAAAGGCTTCCAGCACAACACTATCGCTCGGGATCTAATCCAGAAGCGTACCTTGAAGAACGGTAAGTCTCTTCAGTTTATTTATACCGGTCGTACAACGGCTGAGTATCACACACCTGGTAACGCAATCCTCGGCAACTCCGACGGTGCGCCTCCGGTGGCCGAGAAGACCATCACTATTGATGATCTGCTCATTTCCAGTGCATTTTTGTATGACCTGGATGAAACGCTTGCTCACTACGACCTGCGTTCTGAAATCTCCCGCAAGATCGGCTATGCCCTTGCTGAGAAGTATGACCGTCTGATCTTCCGTGCTATCGCTCGCGGTGCACGTCAGGCATCACCTATCACCAAGTCCAACTTCATTGAGCCTGGTGGTACTCAGATCCGTGTGGGAGCTACCACTAACGAATCTGATGCATTCAATGCTGGCAACCTCGTCAATTCTTTTTATGACGCTGCTGCTGCAATGGATGAAAAGGGCGTCAGTGGCGACGGACGTGTCGCTGTTCTGAACCCACGCCAATACCACGCCTTGATTCAAGACGTAGGTAACAACGGTTTGATCAACCGTGATACTCAAGGAACCGCGCTGCAAGGCGGCAACGGCATCGTTGAGATCGCTGGCATCAAGATCTTCAAGTCCATGAACATTCCGTTCCTGGGCAAGTACGGCACCAAGTACGGCGGCACCACTGGTGAAGTCGATCCTGGTAACACTGGTTCCTTCGTGAACCCTGCGCTGGAAGACGCCTCTGGCGCTACCACTGGAATCAACAACGACTACGGCACCGCTGCTGAAGTTGGTGCTAAGTCCTGTGGACTCATCTTCCAACGTGAAGCCGCTGGTTGTGTTGAAGCAATTGGACCTCAAGTGCAAGTCACCAGTAATGACGTATCCGTGATTTATCAGGGCGACGTGATTCTTGGTCGACTCGCCATGGGTGCTGATTACTTGAACCCTGCTGCATCCGTTGAGCTGTACGTGGGCGCTACCGCACCTTCTGCTTTCTGATTTTTTTATCAATTCATATGGGGACCTTCGGGTCCCTTTTTTTTATCTATATGGCTTTCCCTACCACTAACGCTACACAAGAACTACCAGCAGTAAATGAGATTCTGGCGTCAGTCGGTCAAGCGCCTGTAACCACTCTCGATCAAACCAACCCGGACGTTGCGATTGCATATAACACCCTTCAACAGGTGACACGAGAGGTGCAAGCTGAGGGCTGGTCGTTCAACACGGAGTATCACTATGAGATGACTCCTGATACTAACGATGAGATCTTGGTGCCTAACAATATGCTCCAGATCGACTTGACTGAAAACGCATCCAACTTGGAAAAGGATGCTGTTGTCCGTAGCGGTAAACTATATGATCGCTTTAATCATACCTATAAGTTCACTGATTCTACTGTTGAAGTAGATGTCATTTGGCAATTTGATTGGGTTGATATTCCTAAACCTATTCAACACTTCATCACAGCTAGAGCTGCCACTCTTGTATCTAGTCGGATTATTGGTGATCCCAATCAGTACCAGATCCTCCAACAGCAAGAGGCGTATACACGCAGCCTTGCTATGGAATATGACACCCGTCAACAGGATCTAAGTTTCTTTGGAGTACCTACGGGTCAAGCAAAGAATACCTATCAATCTTTTCAACCGTTCAAAGCGCTTTATCGATAAATGGCAGCAGTCACTCAAAGGATTAAAAACTATCTTGGTGGTGTTTCTCGACAACCTGATGAAAAGAAACTGCCTGGTCAGGTTGTGGAGTCAATCAACGCCTATCCTGACGTGGCTCTTGGACTGACTAAACGTCCTGGTTTTCAGCACATCACTAATCTCGGAACAGGCACTACTTTTGACAACGCTAAGTGGTTCTATATTCACCGTGATAACGATGAGCTGTATATCGGATGTATCACTACAGGCTCTAGCGGTGCGATCTATGTTTGGAACGCGGTAACCGGTGTTGCTTGTACTGTTACCTACGCAACTGGTGCACAAGCTTATTTGAATACAACTAACGTCAACTACGACGTTATGACTATTCAGGACACCACAATTGTTACAAACAAAACTAAAACAGTAGCCACATTGGCTGGGTCTCCGTCATCGTCAAATGTCAAAGCGTCACTAATTCTCGACGTCATTCAATACAGTTCACAATACACAGTAAAGATCACGGTCGGTGGTAGTACTTATACCGCTACCTATAATGCTCCTACTAATGCATCGAATGCTTCTAACCCATCTTTAGGTATCACATTCGATGAGGTGCTGACTGGTATTAAAAACGCCATCAATGGTCAAAACATTTCTGGTCTAACAGTAACTCAAACAGACACAACTCTTGAACTGTTACATGCATCAACCCTGGCGGTTGAAGCTAAAGGTGGTGCTAATAATGCTCACATAACAAGCTTTGGTGATCAAGTAGAGAATGTATCTGATCTAAGAAACACCAGCATCCACGGAAGAACCGTCAAAGTGGTCAACACCGTTAATGATGCTGATGCTTACTACGCAGTGTTTGAAGCGTACAACGGTGTGTCTGGTCCTGGATATTGGGAAGAGACGTTAGGACCGGGTGAATCTCCTGGTCTTGATAACTCCACCATGCCACATGAGTTGGTCAACACTGGTGTCAATACTTTTCAACTTCGTAAGATTACTTACACAGCACGTCTTGTCGGAGATGACGTAACGAACTCGCATCCAAGCTTTGTTGGTAAGACAATCCAACAATCTTTTGTTTATGCAAACCGTCTTGGATTCCTGAGTGCTGATAACGTCTCTACTTCTCAGGCTGGTGAGTTCTTTAACTTTTACCATACCTCAGCTCGCACTGTTGTTGATTCAGATCCTGTAGATATTAACTGTTCATCTATTAGACCAGCTGTTCTACATGGTGTCATTTCTACTGTTACTGGTCTTATTCTCTTTAGCCGTACTCAGCAGTTCACTTTAACCTCTGTTGATAACGTGTTGACACCTTCTACGGTGCAGATTAGGAGTATCTCTAATTACGAGATGGATCCCAACATTGACCCTGTAGACGTCGGTACGAACATCAACTTTATTAGTAAGACAAGTAGTTATACACGTATGTTCTCAATGCTCCAACGTGGGCAGCTTGAGACACCGCAGGTCCTAGAGCAAACCAAGGTCATCAACGAATACATTCCTAGCAGTGTTGATTCGTTGGTCGCTAGTGCACAAAACCAATTTGTCTGTCTATCTAGTCAAGCTTCTAGGCGGATGTATTTCTACAGTTTCTACAACGCTGGTGACAAGAACCTGTTGGAGTCTTGGTACTCCTGGGAAGCTCCTGGCAATGTCCTGACTGTAGCTACAGATCAAGACTTGCTGTTTGTTGTTACCAAGCAAGGTACACAAATCACACTATCCAAAGCTGTAATCACCCAGAGTCCTGACGATGCAATTATTGTCAACAGTGATGGTTCCCGCGTCAATCCTTGTGTTGACCTCTATGCCTCTGCAAGTAGCGTTGTATTCGATTCTGCAAACAACCGAACCAAGTGCTACTTACCTTACAACAACGTATCAGCACTTACACCAATTCTTCTAATTAAAGGTAGTACAGCTTCAGGTTCTTTTGTTGAATCTGGCTTTACTATTACACCTGAACGAGGGACTGACGGTACTGGTGACTTCTTCATCGTGCCTAACAAGAACCTTACTAACTCAGGAGAAGGTGCACTCAACGTTGCGTCTGACGTCATTGTTGGATATAAGTACAACTTCGAAGTAACACTACCTGATACCTTTTATCGGGTTGATAATGACATGAAGTTGTCTGATTATACGGCTCGTCTAACTATTGCTCGATATAAGTTCTCTCTTGGTTTGTCTGGCGTTATGTCATTCAAGATCAACAGTAAGGGACGTAGCGAGTGGACAAATGTTGAACCGGTTGCCGATGCTAACTATTACTTAGCAAATGACATTCCTCTTGTTGAAGAACGAATCGTCACCTTACCTATTCATCAAAGCAATCTTAATTTCACTTTGAAACTTTATAACGATTCACCTTTCCCTGTATCCGTAGGATCAATGAGTTGGGAAGGACAATACTCACCTAGATTTTACAGGAGGCAATAATGAGTGCAGAATTAATTGGATATGCTGCTGCTTCTTTGTTAAGCGGTATTGTTGGAAGTAGCCAAACCAATAGTGCTAATAAAGCTGCTGATAAAGCTGCTGAAATACAGTTAGAGTATGATAACTTAGTTTATACACAAGGCACTCAACGTACAGTAAGAGATCACAGTTTTACTACAGAACAAATTCTTGCACAACAGCGGAATGCTAACCGTTCCAGGCTGCAGCAAGATCAAATTGCACTTGATAATTACAACTATCAACTTGCAAATGATAAGTATGAACTTGAGATTCAGAAACGTCTC